TATCCACTTGGACAATCCAGCTGGTTCTTTGCACCGTCGTTTGGTGTGGCAGCGATATTCAGATTCCTACTATTCCTTCAGGGCTTCCATAACTGGACGCTCAACCCCTTTCACATGATGGGTGTTGCAGGTATCCTGGGTGGTGCATTGTTAAGTGCTATCCATGGTGTTACAGTGGAGAACACGTTGTATCAAGATGGTGAACAAGCAAATACATTTAAAGCGTTCGATTCAACACAAGAAGAAGAAACTTATTCAATGGTTACGGCAAACCGTTTCTGGTCTCAGATCTTCGGTATTGCCTTCTCTAATAAGAGGTGGCTTCATTTCTTTATGTTGTTTGTTCCTGTTATGGGTCTTTGGACAAGTAGCATCGGTATTATTGGTCTTGCTCTTAATCTTCGGGCTTATGATTTTGTGAGTCAGGAGATCAGAGCATCTGAAGACCCTGAGTTCGAAACCTTCTACACCAAGAATATTCTCTTGAATGAAGGACTTCGTGCATGGTTGGCACCAGTAGACCAACCCCATGAGAACTTTGTCTTCCCTGAAGAAGTTCTTCCTCGTGGTAACGCACTGTGAACCACTATCTTGTTTTTGTTTGGGGTGTGTGCTTCTCTCTCATTGCGGGAGGAGCCTTTGCATTGATGTGGTCTAACATTCGTGACATCAATAAGATGATGAACGAACCACCTAAACCACGTCATCCTGAGGCACCAGTTCCTGGTGATGAACTCATGTATGTCGATTTTTCTAAAGAAAAACTTGAAGACCTTTATAATAAAGACTAATCTTCGTTAAAATCTTTATCCACTCCCTTGACGGGGGTGGTTTTTTGATGTATGGTAAATCTAGGTAATTTTTTAATCTTGGACGACCCCAACATTCTGTATGATTACATCTGGACTAAAGATGAACTAGATCTTTATCGTAAGATGTATGATGATTGGAAAGGAGAGCAAGAGGATCCCTTATACAATCGTGGGGATCGTGAACTCTTATGTATTGATGATAATTATCCCGATCCTGATAAAATAATTCAGGCATACGTGTCACACCTTCCACGATTGGCGTCAAATGAGTTTCTAAAGTCTATTAGACAAGGATATTCTGTTGATAACAAACTTAGTAAGTACAATGTACAACAAAAATATGATTGGCATTGTGATGCAAGTATAACATGGAGAAATCCTAGGAATAACACATGGCGTAGAATTATCTCATCTATTACTTATTTGAATGATGACTTCGAAGGTGGAGAGACAGAGTTCCTATGTGGTAAAGTTGTTCCTGTCTCAGGTAAAACTGTGATATTTCCATCATCTTACATGTATCCGCATCGAGGATGTCCAGTCACTAAGGGAGTCAAGAAAATTATGGTAATGCATTTTTGGGTTTAGATGAATCTTATTAAACCAGACGATCCACAATACTTTGAACAAAGTTGTTACAAAGACTATGACCGACACCATTATAGGGTGGTAGGTAAAAACGGTGATTCAATAGTTGTCGAGGATTATATGTCGGCACAAGAAATATGGTGGAACCGAAAGGTATTCCTTTCACATATCGAAGTTCTTGACATCAACAAACCACCACACATGGCTCGTTCACAAAAGGGTTTCGGTTGACACCACCTCATGAAAAATATATACTGGAGGAGATGACCCTCCTTTTTTAATATTAATATATAATATGACAAAAGATGAATCAAAGTCTTGGAGAGAGGAATATAAGGAGATGAAAGTTCTCAATAAGAGACAAATTTATCTTCTTGAAAATGGTCCTGATTCACTTGCATCATCATGGTTACTACAATCCATGCATAACGATTGGAAGAAAATCAAGGGTATTAAAGAACCAGAACCTCCAAACTGTCAGTCATCATTCAAAGAGTGGAACAAATCCACAGAGGATCAATGAACGATCACAGTATTTTCCCCCTATTTCGTGAACAAATAGGGGGATTCCTAATAGCACTAATTACAATCTCGATTCCATTTCTTATTCTATTATGAACAACTTCGCAGTTTATTCAAAGATTGGTTGTCCTTTTTGTACTAAAGTTGTTGGTGCATTACAACTAGCCGAGTTGAGATTTGTTGAGTACAAACTCGGTAGAGACTTTAACAAAGAAGGATTTTATGAGGAGTTTGGTGAGGGTGCAACCTTTCCACAAGTCGTCGTCGATGGAAAAAAACTCGGTGGATGCATGGAAACTGTTAAATATCTCAGAGAAAACAAACTTGTCTGATGAAGGACGAACTCTACAACGTAGTAGATCAAACAATTGACTATGCTTTTAAAGGAAAGTACATGTTAGACATGTATGAATATCTTAAGAGTCTAAAGGCCCCTAGAACAGTCGTTGAAGAGTTCCTTATGAGTTGTACTGCCACTGAGGTTAAGAACCTTGTACTGGACCTTGAGGGGTATCTAGAGGGTGGTAGTGATGATACTCATAAACAATTACGTGAAGGTTATGGTCATCTTGGGAAACCAGAGGCAAGAAAAATAAAAAACTATCTCATGAAAATTCTTGAAGATGCAGAAAGATACCGAAATGACAAAAGACCTGGAAGGAAACCAAGACTCTCTAAATAATGACAACGAATCTCCGAAAATGAATCGGGGATTTGAATTATTACTCAGAAATAAAAAGAGGAGGGAACCACCAAAGACTTTTCAAGTAAAGTTTGGAAAGATGGTCTCCTTTTTCCGAAGAGAGTTCCATTTTTTCTTAGACATTCAGTTTGACATAAGAAAAAAGGAGGGCTAAGATGTTAGCAGTCACACTTACACTATCTTCGATCATTTCAATCATGTTTCTTTTGGTTGGAGGGGTCATAGGATATCTTTTAAAGGAGTATGTAATCGAGAGGAACTCAACACTTATCCCAACACATCCAGAAATGTTTGATGAGAATGGCATGGTCATTCCAGATGACATCCTGGCAGTCAGATTTGAAAACAACCTTGAGGACTTTGATTCTGAGGATTGACACCCACTAACAAGTATATTACACTGATACCATGGCAACAAAATCTTTCACTGTGAAAACAAAATTACCACCTAACCCCTTTGTACATGAGATCTTTGAGTTGGTTTCTAAACAGAGATCCAAAGCAAAAAAGGTTGAGGTTCTGAAGGAACAAAGGTGTGATGCATTGACCGCACTTCTTATCTGGAACTTTGATGATTCAATCATCTCTCTTCTTCCCGAGGGTGAAGTTCCTTATGAGAAGAATGAAGTGCCTGTTGGTACAGACCACACTTCTCTTCGTAAAGAGTGGAAGAATCTTTATCACTTCGTGAAAGGTGGTAATGATAGTTTGTCGAAGACTCGAAGGGAATCGATGTTCATTCAGATTCTTGAGGGTCTTCATCCACACGAAGCAGATGTCTTGTGTCTTGTAAAGGATAAAAAACTAGCTGCTCAATATAAAATTACTCGTGATGTTGTCGAACAAGCATACCCTGATATTCAGTGGGGTGGTCGGTCTTGAGTAAAGATATTAAAATTATTCATCAAGATTGTGATCCAACCATGGCAGAAGATAGGTCACTTCCTTATTCTGCCTACTTGATTGAATATCTTCAAGATGGTATGACAAAATTTGATATTGCCACAGGAAATAAACAAGTCGATTTGTTTGATTACTACTGGGATAATTATCGTCATGATTTCAAAAACATGACTCAGACTGAGGGAAGAATCAATCCAAAACTTTGGGGCAATAAACCACCAGATAAGAAAAAGAAATGAAAGGGTTTGACGTAAACTTTGAAGGGATCGATATGAATCCTGATCAAGTTCAAGCAATTCTAAAAAAATATAAGAAGGTCAAGAAATACCAGAGGTCAAATATCTTTGAAGTAAAGAAGATGGATGGTACAGAGGACTACGTATCTGAGCTGATAAGGGAAGGTGAAGAATACGGACCACTTGACTAAATACTTACAATGGTCTACACTAGACCTACGTTCAACCCACTTCGGTGGGTCGCAAGTAAGTCGCGGAACGGAGCGTTCATCCCATGATTGAGTTACTATTCTATTCAACTCTGGCATGTGCAGATGCTGATGCTTTAATCCTTGGGATTAATGGGCATAAGGGTCTGAAACCCGAGTGGAAAGTGGAACTGGTTGAGACCGTAAAGGAATCTGTACCAGAATGTAATCACTATTGGGACGCAAACGACTAAAGGAACGGGCCTAAAAATCCAACTACTTTAGGAGTAAGACAAATGAACACCTTAAATCTCATTAAGAAGCAAATCGAGAAGGCATCTGCTCTTCACGATGCTCAGATTACTCACACTTCATATCGTGGTGTTGAGTATACCTGCAAGCAGGATGGTCAGGAAGTACATGGTACTTTTTGCTATCGTGGTCGCTCGTATGTAAAGTGAGATGGAAGCACTACAAATTGCTGGGATCGTATCCCTAAGTTCTGTAGCATTCCTTTCACTGATATACGGAGAGATTAAAGTTCTTTCCAAATAAACACAGAGGGGTTGATCCCCTCTTTTTTTATGGTATAATATCTGGACAACATCATCTAGTGTTATGGAGAAAGACAATCTTAAAGTCATCGTCAGAAACCTTAGGCTTCTTCTTGACGCATTAGAGTCTGAGGTGTATTCTGATCCTGCTGCATACACGGACAAGCGGGAAAACTTTGACGATGAGTATTATCCTCTTGCCGACTATGACGAGGTATTCGAAGATGACGACAACTGATGATTGGAGGTACACGGAGGAGAGAATGAAACTCCGTGAACAATGTCTTAAAGTTTTGTTAAATAGGTATGGTAGTGGTCGTATAGACGAGACATCATATTCTACAAAAGACATTTATGAGTGTGTTGACACTTGGATCTCTCAGGGGAACAAGTTGAGTAATGGGATCGTTGCATATTTCAACGCATACTTCAACCATGAAAACAAAGAAAGCAATCAAGTACATCCTAAAACATCCTGACCTCTTTACTCAAGGTGAGTTAGAGTATGTTAGAATGATGAAAAAAGAACGTAAGGTTTTAAAGAAGAAACATGAATCAAGCGAAACTAATCTCAGTAACTCCTGATGCTGAGCAACACATTGCGTATTGTGCGCGTGTGTCAAACCCAAATAATCAGGACAATGAGAACTTTGCTGGTCTCTTAAAGTATTGTATTAAACATCAACACTGGAGTATCTTTGAACAAGCGTTCATGACTCTAGAGATGGAGACGACTCGTGGTCTTGCAGCTCAAGTCCTGCGGCATCGCTCGTTCACCTTCCAGGAGTTTTCTCAACGATATGCAAGTACCAACCTCCTGTCTTCTGACATTGAACTACCTGAACTGAGACGACAGGACACCAAGAATCGTCAGAATAGTATTGACGATCTTGATCCTGAAATTGTTGAACGTCTAGAACGTCAGATGGTAACTCTGTTCAGTTCTGCGTCCAATCTTTACAATCAGATGTTGGATGCTGGAGTCGCAAAGGAGTGTGCTCGTTTTGTACTACCTCTTGCAACACCAACCAAGATGTATATGACTGGTTCAATTCGCAGTTGGATTCATTACATCGATCTGAGGTCAGCAAACGGAACTCAGAAAGAACATATGGATCTTGCAAACTCTTGTAAAGAGATTTTTAAGGAACAATTCCCTGTCATTTCAGAGGCTTTGGATTGGTAATAAATATACACACACATAATGGAGATTAGATGTGGCAACGTATCCTGTAAGAAACAAGGAAACTGGTGAAGAAAAAGAAGTCGTCATGAGTATTCATGAATGGGATAAGTGGAGAGAAGAAAATCCTGACTGGGAAAGATTCTATACACCTGACAATGCTCCTTGTCTGGGGGTAGAGGTTGGTGATATGTTTAATAAACTTTACACCAAACACCCAGGATGGAAAGATGTCATTAGTAAAGCCAAAAAACAACCAGGTTCAAATCTAAAACACTACGATTAATTTTATGCCAGCAAAGAAGAAAGCAGGTATTGGTAGTACCAATCCAGTTCCATTTGGAATGTCTAATAAAATGATGAAGAGAAAGAAACCAATCAATCTCGATTTCATTAAAAAAATTGAACCTATCACAGACAATCAACAGATTTTCTTTGATAGATATAAATCTGAACAGAATTTGGTTGCATATGGATGTGCTGGAACTGGTAAGACCTTTATCACTCTCTACAATGCATTGTTGGATGTTTTAGATCCAAAGACACCATACGAAAAGATCTACATCGTCAGGTCTCTTGTACCTACCAGAGAGATTGGATTCCTCCCTGGTGATCATGAAGATAAATCATCTCTTTATCAAATTCCTTACAAGAACATGGTCAAGTACATGTTTGAGATGCCAGACGATGCTTCCTTTGAGATGTTGTACAACAACCTCAAGGCACAGGGTACAATCTCCTTCTGGTCCACCTCATTTATTCGTGGTACGACACTTGATAATGTAATTGTCATTGTTGACGAGTTCCAGAATCTCAACTTCCATGAACTTGATTCGATGATTACTCGTATTGGTGAACATTCAAAAATCATGTTCTGTGGTGATGCATCTCAGTCTGACTTGACAAAACAGAATGAGAGGAATGGTATCGCAGACTTTATGCGTGTCTTGACTAACATGCCATCTTTTGATACAATTGAATTTGAAGCAGAAGATATCTGCAGAAGTGGACTTGTTAAAGAGTACATCATTGCTAAACTTGAATTAGGTATGTAATGTTCAATCATATTGAAATAGATTATCCGTCTCTCGAAAGGGAGACGATTGATGGTGTTAGATATTATGATACTCCTCAAGGGAAAAAATTAGTATCAATCACGTCTGTTATCAGTCATTACAACAGAGAGATCTTCACTAAGTGGAGAAAACGTGTTGGTGTTGATGAGGCAAACAAGATTACTAAGGCAGCAACCAGTCGTGGCACTGACATGCACACACTGGTTGAACATTACATGAAAAATGAAAAACTTCCTAGTGTACAACCGTTGTCCGAATATTTGTTCAGACAATCTAAACCTACTCTAGATAAAATCGATAACATTCATGCAATCGAACAGTCATTATTTTCAAACCAGTTAGGAGTTGCTGGAACTGTAGATTGTATCGCAGAATATGAAGGTGAACTTGCAATCATCGATTTTAAGACGAGCAAGAAACCAAAACCTGAAAAGTGGATCGAACATTATTATGTACAGTGTGCAGCATATGCCTGTATGCTTTATGAAATGACTGGTATCGCAGTCAAAAAATTTGTTATTATTATGTCCTGTGAGGATGGAGAATGTGTCGTTTATGAACAGTATGACAAGAGTAAGTACATCAAACTTCTCACCGAATATATTAGAGAGTTTGTTCAATTCAAATTACAGGAATATGGTAAAACCTGAACTCAGTGTGGAACAACTCATCGAGAATAAGTTCTACAATAGTAGGACGTTTTCTGAAGAGATTGAAAAGATTGCAAAAGAAAACAAGGACATGAAGTACATGGATTCTATTGTTTTCTTCTGTGAGAAAAACAATATTGACATTGAGTCTATTCCTAAGTTAATATCTAAACCCTTGAAGGAAAAACTCAAAGCCGAAGCAATGGAATTGAATCTCCTCAAGAGAACATCTCATGCTAAACTCCCAATATGATTCCCAAAGTGAAACCCTTTGATTGCTACAAGAGTTATCTTGGATTGAAAAATCACTTTACAAAAGAGAAGTACGACTATCATAGATACAGTGGGAAATCCCGTGCGTCATTAGAGTCATTCTATAAACGTAAGGATAGATTTTTCTTCGAAAAACTCAGCCGGCAAAAAGATGATAGCGAAGTTATTGAATTCTTCGTTAGTAATTTTGTGTCTTGTGATGATCCTCAGTCTTTGTGGATTGGTGAGATCGTGCGGAACGGTGAACAAAACTATACCAATTGGAAGAGACGCCTTCAATCTCTATCTTATACGTTCAGGTCAGAGATAGATAGTGTCTTTACAGACAAAAATTTTGATGAAATGTTCTTTATTGATGGAACAAAACATCCTCAAATTGTAAGAGAACATCTCGGAAAAAATTTATCTTTAGAATCTTTAGTCATTTTGAATAAGATTCTAGGGTTCAAAACACATTTCGATAGTAAACTGAAGGATCCTGTTTGGAAATTCTTATCTATGAGAATTGACAAGTATGATTCCTTTATACATATTGATGTATTTAAATTTAAATCAATCCTCAAGGAGGTTATTATTCATGGCACTTGATAATGCAACAGTACTTCAGAATCTGATTACACAAAGAGCTGATCTTCAACAACAAATTGCCAGTGGACAAGAATTATTTGTCAAACTTACTGGTGCAATTGAAGTGCTTGAAGAGATTGTGAAATCTGCAGAAGAAGAAGAAACAGAAAATACAGAAGAGTCGGTAGGATCAGTAGATTTGGTAGAATGAGTTTCTTTCAATCAGAAATTGTTCAAACGGAAATGAAAGAGATCTCTGATCTTCAAGAAGAGATCTATAAAAACGTGTTTTCATTTCCGTCCATGTCAAATAAGGATAAGTTAGAACATGTTGAAATGTTGGAGGAACTGTTGAAGAAACAACAGGTTCTCTACACTCGTCTGAGTCTTTCTGACGACCCTGAAGCTCAGTTGATGAAAGATAGTATTATGTCCTCCGCAAGACAACTGGGCTTCCCTGCTGACGTGGATCTGTCCTACGTTTTTGCTAATATGACGAACGTCATAGATAATATGAGAAAACACCTTGACGAGTCCCTCTGAGGGGTGTAGTATACGGGGGTGGTTAGGTCCCCCACCCAAACTTAACCAACAAGCCAAATACAAACTACAGGTAAATACGAATGTCTTTTTCAGATCTTAAGAAACAATCCTCTCTTGGTTCTCTGACACAGAAACTGGTCAAAGAAGTAGAGAAGCAAAACGGTGGTGGCGGCGGTGGTGCCGATGACCGTCTGTGGAAACCAGAGATGGATAAAAGTGGTAACGGATATGCTGTTATTCGTTTCCTTCCTGCTCCCGAAGGAGAAGATCTCCCTTGGGTGAAACTGTTCTCCCATGCCTTCCAAGGTCCTGGTGGTTGGTACATCGAAAACTCCCTGACTACCATTGGTGGTAAGGATCCTATCGGTGAACTGAACCGTGAACTGTGGAACAGTGGTAACGAAGCAGAT